TTCTGACTGGTTCAACAACCTCGGGGAAGACGATGGCATCAAGGCAAGCAACAAGGAAGCCGCGAAGGATGTTGTCAAAAACTTCGGCGATGGACTCAAGGAGAACGAGAAAGATATCCTTGAGAAATTCGCTGAGATGGTCCTGAAAATTCCGGGCTACGTCATCAAAATCGGAGCGGTCGTCCTCTTCGCCCTAGGGCGTGAAATCATCCAGAACATCATGGATGGTGCACAGGAAGAGAAGCCGTTCTGGGAGAGTGCTGTCGGGAAGATAATCACTTGGACCGGCGACGTACTGGAAGGCATGTTCCCTAAAGCGTATGCATGGGGAGAAAGAACTGTCAAAGAACTGGGAGACGGCGTAGCGAACAAGAAACCGTTCTGGGACAGTGCCATCGGCAAGCTCATCATCTGGGCAGGCGACTCCATCAAAGGTCTTTTCCCTGATTCGTTCGGATGGGGTCAAAAGACGGTTGATGAAATGGGCAAAGGGATGGACGACAAGAAGCCTACATGGGAGAACAAATGGTCCGTCATGAAGAGCCTTGCACTGACCGCAATGAAACAGCTTGCGGCAGAAGTCGTTGTCGAAGCAGGTAAGATTCCTCTAAAAATCGGCGAAGCCTTAAGAAAGGCGGCTCCGGGCGTTATTGCGGGAGCGGCTTCGATGACTGCTAAACTCGGGAACGCAATTGCAACTGGCTTGAACAGCAAATTCGTATCACCTGTAAACTCAGTGCTTTCATTCCTGAGAGTCCCTTCGAATCTCCGCATCCCGATGGTCAAATTAATCGGCGGAACAAGCGGAACATCTGGAGGAAGAACATCAAATAGCTCAAGAGGCGGCGTGCAAAGCTCTTATGCCAAAGGAACGAAACGCAGAACGCATGGCGGAGGAGAGGCATTGGTCGGAGAAGAAGGACCGGAAATGGCTCACATCCCGAACCGTGGGGTGACCATCGTCGGACAGGACGGACCGGAAGTTATCGACTTGCCGAAGAATTCTTCCGTCCTGCCGCATAAAGAGACCAATATGGTCCTTAAACGATATGCCTTCCCGGAAGGCGTATTGCCTGCCTATGCAACAGGTGTCGGCGATTTCTTCGCCAAATACCTAGGCAACCCGCAGAAAATCATCTCTAGCCTAATCGACAAAGCAAGCTTCAATAACCCATTCTCCGGCGGCATGGGGTCAATGGTTGGGAAAGCGGCAGGTCTCGTCAAAGACGGGGCAATCGATTACGCAGTCGGCAAAATCAAAGAGCTGTTCACTGGCGACATCGGTGACGGCAAACAGATGGGAACTGGCGGAAACATCAAAGCGAACTTCGGCAAGCTCCGCTTCACAAGTCCATTCGGAATGCGTTTCCATCCGATTGACAAGAAATGGAAGCTTCACGCAGGTGCCGACTTCGGCGGTCCTGTAGGGGCGGCTATCCGTGCTCAGGCAGGCGGTAAAGTCGTTCGAAGCGGTCCAAGCGGAACTGGACTCGGAACCATCGTCAAAATCCAGAACGGCGTTTACAGCTACATCTATGCCCACCTTTCAAAAGCCATTGCAAGACTCGGCTCATCGGTCGGCAAGGGTAGCATCGTCGGTCTTCTGGGGAACACCGGTAAATCGACCAACCCACACCTTCACTATGAAGTGCATAAAAACGGGCGTCCAGTCAAGCCGAACATCTCCGGATTCGCAAGAGGCGGAGAAGTCAAGCGTGAGCAAATCATCCGTGTCGGCGAGCAGAACAAAGCCGAAATGATTATTCCTCTTGAACAGCACCGTAGCCGTGCGGAAGCACTCTGGAAAGAAGCGGGAGACCGCCTCGGCATGTTCCAGTATTATGCAACCGGCGGAACTGTCGGTCGACCTTCAAGTTATACGGTGAAGAGCGGAGATTCACTCAGCAAGATTGCTCAAATGTTCAAGACTTCAACCTACCACCTGATGCAGGTCAACAAACAAATCAAGAACGCCAACGCCATCCAGAAAGGGCAAATCATCAATCTGAGCAAGCTTATCCGCACAGAGGACGGCAGTTACGTCAGCCCTTCATTCTACGGCAAGAACACCAAAATCCGCTTGGAAGACGGAAGCTATGTTGACCCATCGTGGTTCAGCAAGAGCGGAACGTCTACCAAGAAGACAGTGTCGAAACCCGCTCCAAGAAAGACAGTGTCGAAACCTGCTCCAAAGAGCAGTGGAACAAAGCCTCAATCAACTTCTGGCACAACGAGCTATACAGTTAAGGGTGGAGACACATTATCTGAAATCGCTCAAAGATACAACACTAGTGTTAAGAACTTGATGGCTCTCAATAAAAACATTAAGGATGCCAACAAGATTTACAAAGGGCAGAAAATCAACATCAAAGGCTCGGCTTCTGGTTCCGGGTCTCAAAAAGCACCTGCTCGCATGACCATGCCCGCTATAACCAATGAGCAACATCTGGCTAAGTGGCAGAGTGCAATCACGATGGCAGAAGCCAAGATGGAGAACATTGCGGCGAACACAGATGCCTACCGTGCGAAGATGAAAGAAATCGTCACCTATGAAGAGTACAGCCTATCGTATCAGAAGAAGATTCTTGCCCAGACAGAAAGCCGCCAGAAAGTATTGGCAAATGCCATCACAAAACTTCCGAAGAAGATGAGTGAGAGCGAGAAAGAGAAGTATGATACATGGCTTCAAGAGTACAATTCAAATCGGGACAGAATTGAATCATTGAAAGTCGAAATTGAAAATTCTGTTCAAGGCATCAAAGAAAGAAACATTGCCATCTTCACCAGTATGGCAGAAGAGATTATCCAAACATACAGCAAAATCGCAAAAGGAATCACTGACAAGATTGACAACATTGACTTCAAGCAGAGCGTTCTTGAACTGACGGACCCTGACAATCTGGAGATGCAAGGCAAACTTCATGCGGAAAGACTTGCGGAATTGAAGAACCTGAAATACCACCAGAACAATCAGAGAGCACGTCTGGAAGAACAATTGTTCAATGCGGTCAAGCTCTACGGGTCCCAATCGGAAATCGCACAGAATCTGAAAGTACAGATGTTGGAAGCGGAAGATGCGGTAGAAGAGACCATGCTTCAAGTGCTTCAAGTGGAGAAATCCATTCGCGACATGCGTGGAGAAGTGGCGGATGATTCAATCGATATGCTTAAAGACTATTATGGCAAAATGAAAGACATGGCACTCGATGCAAAAGACAAGGAATTGGAAAATGCAGAGAAAGCCCATGACGCCAAAATGGAAATGTACGACAAGGAAATCGATAGAGTCAACGACATCTACGATGCGAAACTTCGTGAACTTGATGACAAAGACAGCGAGGACAGCTACCAGAAAGACCTGAACACTAGAAACGAAGAACTTCTGACTTTGAGAAACCGAATCGCCACCCTATCCCGGAACAACGACCCTGAGAGCCTTAAGAAAGTGGCGGAACTCCAGAAGGAGTTGAAGGATAAGGAGACGGAAACAAACGAATTCATGAGAGACAGACATCGTGAATTGCTGAGACAACAGATGGATGACCAGAAAGAGAAGCAGATTGAGGAAATCAATCAGAAGAAACAAACGCAAGAACAAATCCATCAAACAACCGTCGACCGCCTGAATGCCGAGAAGGAAGCCATCACAGCCCACTACGATGCCATCATCAATGATGAGAAGCGTTGGGCAAACATGAGAGCGGAATTCATCAAAGGCAATTTCTCTGTTCTCGAAGGGGAATTGGCGGTTATGCAATCGTCTATCACAGGCAAGAATTCAAGCATCTTCGGAAGCCTGTCTGCTGATTTCGCCGCTTATATGGCGACAGTCAAAAAGCAGATTTCCGACCTGAATGCAATCCGTGTGAATACGGGTACGAGCTATAACGACGCCATCAATCAAGGCAATTCCGATGGAAGCGACACCGTGAAAACGAAAGGTCGTCTGAAAACCGGATTGTATTCGAAGAAGGCAACAGCGGAAGCTGTTTACAAAGACATGCAAGGGCACAAGCCGCTCGCTTCCCAAGTGGTGGCAGACAATGGCGGATGGCGTGTCATTTCAGACTTTGAATCAGTCGCAAGAGCACAAACCGTATTGGATTACCAGAAGAAAAAAGGCAATATGTCGGTAGGTTACATCAGTTCATTTGATACAGGTGGATACACCGGGAAATGGGCAGGCGGAAGAGGCAAGATGGCTTTCTTGCACCCAGAGGAATTGATTCTGAACAAGAAAGAGACCAACGACATGCTGAACGTAAGCAAACTTCTGAAACAAGTGGAAAACATCGCACTTCCGGTTAGACGCAACGATTTGGCAAGCAGATTTGCGGCAAGCGGAAAAGAGGTTATCAACAACACAATCATCGATGTAAATGTCAATGTCGAAAACATGAACGGCGATACGAAAGACCTTGACAAGCTGGCTGATAAAGTCGCATCGAAAATCAACAAGAATATGAGAAAGAGAGGGTTCTAAACCCTCCCTTCTCTTCTTTTTAAGAAAGGAGACACAAGGATGACTACAATCAAGGATAAACTGTATTTCAACTATGACGGCATCTGGTCAAACCAATTCGGACTACTACACATCACGACTGACAACGGCATGTTTGACGAAGCCCTATCTGCATCACGAAGCATCATCGAAACCAAAGTCAAAGGTCAGGACAAGCCGCATTTTGGCGGTCTGGACTATGAACCGCTCGAATTCGAGATGGCGGTCGCTTTTGAACGCGGCTTCGACGATGAAAAGATTCGACAAGTCATTGCATGGCTGTTCAAGGATTATTATAAACCCCTTTATTTCGAAGGGAAAGAAGATAAAATCTACTACTGCATGGTGGTCAATGACCCGCGAATCGTCCATACCGGACTGGGCGGCGGGTATATCACCCTCAACATGCGGTGCAATTCACCATTCATCTATTCACCCGTCTTTATGTCGGACACTGTTGAAATCGCACCACTAGGAGTCGGGGAGCAGAATATTTTCCATGACGGCTATGGCGACCTGTATCCAGAAATATCCATCACGAAAATCGGCTCAGGAAATATTTTGATTCGCAACGTCAGCAATGGCGGCGGCGAATTCGAATTGAGAAACCTTGACGACGGCGAACAAATCTACATAAACACCGAAAAGGAAATCATCAAATCCGACAGCGAAAGCATCGGAGTTTATCGCTATAACAATGCATTTGGCGAATTTCCATTTTTAACATATGGACACAACCTATTGGAAATCGAAGGCGGATGTCAAATCCAGTTCCGATACCAATTCAAATACAGATTCTAAGGAGAGATTAGCACATGGCAAACGAGAGAGACATTATTTATTTTTCAAAACGAGAAGGAACGCAAAACGACCCGTATCTGGATATCACAGAGGACCTTTACATTCAGTACGGAAAGGTCTTCCTAAAAGAGATTCCACTGGCGACCTATAAGGTAACCGTGCGAAATGAAGACGGCTCCTACATGACAGAGGTGCATACGGATGACGAATTGGATACACCGGAAACCTTCCACGTCAACTACCGCAATGGTATCGTCTTCTTCAACGGGGCGAACAATGGATTGAAGAAGACCTTCTTCTACAAAGGCGAAGGAATCATCCTCTTCCCGGCATCCCGCATCTACACGAATGCAAGTGACGACATGAGCCAAGTAGAGACGTTGCAGAACGCGGTCGGGCTTGCCCAAAACATTCAGCCGACCGGAACCTATGACCCGCTCAAAGCCTATAAAAAAGGGAATATCGCCTTCTTGGAAGAAGTGAGCTACATGGCATTGGAGGATGTGACTGGCATTTCACCGCCCGACGCCACTTATTGGCAAGTGGTTCTACGCGGCGGTTTGGTCGGTCCAAAAGGCGATACCGGAGCCACTGGTCCAAAAGGAGATAAGGGAGATATTGGTAACTCTCTTTATACTTGGATTAAATACGCAGATACTCCAACTTCTGGAATGTCAGATGCACCCGAAGGAAAGAATTACATTGGTGTCGCATCCAACCAATTATCTTCCACGAAAAGCTTGGTTTACGCGGATTATTCATGGTCGCTCATCAAAGGCGAACGCGGAATCAAAGGGGACAAAGGGGATACTGGAGCCACCGGAGCTACTGGTCCGACGCTATACACGTGGGTGAAGTACGCTGATTCTCCGACCGCTGGAATGTCGGATTCACCGAGTGGAAAAGACTATATCGGGATAGCGTCAAACAAAACAACTGAAACCAAATCAACCCTTTACGAAGATTACGCATGGTCACTATTCCGTGGTCCACAAGGCTTGCAAGGGATTCAGGGAATTCAAGGAGATAAGGGAGATACTGGAAGCACTGGAAGCGTTGTCACAACGTGGAAAGGGGCTTACGATGGCGTCATCGCTTATGCCCAAGGAGACTTGGTCCATTACGAGGGACGTGTCTATATCGCAAAATCCGCTAGTACCGGAAACCTGCCAACCGACACCCTCTACTGGGAAGTATTTGTGGAAAAAGGGACGGATGGTGCCGGAGCGGTAAACAGTGTCAACAGCAAAACAGGCGACATCATCTTGACGCCGGAAGACATCGGCTCTCCTTCGACAAGCGACTTTACGGGGCATACAGGCAATACAGATGCACACGTTACGGTCGAACAGAAAACGACGTGGGATGGGAAAGCGGACAAGAGTCTTGCGACAAGCTCGGTAGATGGTTTGATGCCAAAGGCAGATAAAGCGAAGTTAGACGGCATCACGACAACCAAGATGAGTTCTTGGGATAACAAAATAGACGGAAGCCAAAAAGGAGTAGCAGGCGGTGTCGCATCGTTGAATGCCAGTGGGAACGTTATCGACGCAAGCGGGAACGAAATCACAAGCACAAGCGATGGCGGCGGAAGCACAAGCAGTTCATCCTATAATGTGGTCAACGTCAAGAGCTATGGGGCGTTAGGCGACGGTTCAACAGACGACGCGACAGCCATCCAGAACGCCATCAATGCCGTCTACGGACGCGATGGCGGCGGGACACTCTACTTCCCTGCCGGAACCTATACCATCCGTACACCGCTCTCAGTGCCGGATACATGGCAGGAAAGCCGTGAAGTCAACTGGCTTGGCGACGGGGCACGCGTCTCCCGAATCCGTCCGCTTCAAGCGATGGAGTGCCTGCTTCACCTGAAAGGATGGGGCGGCTACATGAAGAACATCGAATTCAACGGACGCATCCCGTTCACCGGAACCAATGCCGCGAAGTACGCCGTAAAAGCCGACGACGTAAAAGAAAAGGTCATCTCCGGGTGTAACTTCAACTACGCAAACATCCACGGATTCTACTTGCAAGGGAATGCCTTGGACGGCGGGACAGGAGAAGGAAACAACAACTTGATGGTCTTTGACCAGTCATGCAAGTTCGACCAAAACGGAACGGTCCACAGCCTGACCGACGGAACCGGGACAAGCGACACCATCACATTCACGAACTTCAACCCAGTCACAGCGGGCGTCTACCGTGGTGCTTTCGTCAAGTACGGGACCGGGAAGGGCAGTGTCTACCACATCGACGCTGTAACCTCAACCACAGTGACAATTTCGCCGAACTTGAGAGAGCCACTTTCGACAGGAATGGCGTTCAATATCCACATGGGCGACGGACTGCATCTGGAACGCGGAGAAGACAACAACGTCTTCGGCATCTACGACTGCCATTTCGTCGGCAACGCCGCTATCGGATGTACAAGCCGTGGACTCTACGGGCAAAACTTCCAAGGCGGAAACAACGATTATAACGGAATTGCCGGGCTTCTAATCGGTAGCGGTATGATTTCCATAACGCCATCCTACTCAAATGGTGTCTACAAAGGGTACTTCGAGAACAACGGCTATGCCAACATCATCCTCGACTATCCGAACGGATTGGATATCACCGAGCCTATCTTGGCAAGACCGACTGACGGGACAGAAGGCGAACTGGACTCCATCGTTTCGCTTCGCGGCTACTATTTCGACTACGGCTACACAAGCGTAACGCTTGGCGGACGCATCTACCAGTATTTCCATGAGGTCGGCAACTCCGAGACCGTGGAACTGAACACAGGAATCGAGCACACCGTCATCCGCAGAACAGGAGTTGTGACAAGCCCGACGGTCATCAATCTGCCATCGCCGCCGACACACGGCTTCGGAGCCTCTTACGAGGTATTCGTGGACAGTTCAGGCGGACAGCCGATTCAGGTCAAGTGTGCCACATCCGAAGTCAACCAGATAGCCGGGGCAACAGGAATCCAGATTCCCGAGGGTGTCGGATTCAAAATCAGCATCTACTATTCAAAAGCGGACACTTCTTGGATGGTTTCATATACACGCCCAGTCAATACAGTTATCGACGGCGGCACATTCTAAAAATGGAGAGAGGGTGAAAACCCCTCTCTTTTTCCTTGTCAGCAGTGGGTTTTTTGACAGATGCAATAAATAATGATATGATTGAACTAACCGAAACGAGAACCATTCAGAAAAAAAGGAGGTCTCATAAATTGTTTATAGAGACAGATTATAGTAAGAGACCGAGAAAAGCCAGTTACTTTCTGGCGAAGCCCAACAAGCAAGTCATCAGTTCCATCCATGAGAAGCAAGACAGCAAGCCTCGTTTCAAACTTGGCGGCATCAGTGAATTGTCGCTCACCATTCCCTATCAGATTGAAGAGAATGGCGAGATGGTGGACAACCCGAACATCGATTTGATAAAGGAACGGATGCTCATCAAGGCGGTTATCGGATATCAGGAGTTTTGGTTCACGATTGATGAAATCGATGAAGAAGGGGATGATGTTGAATCATTCACCATCAATGCTTTCTCTCTCGGATACGAACTGAGCGACAAACGGATTGCCAGTTACGAGGAAGAATCGGTCAATGTGCAGGATGTTCTCACGGCATGGGGCATCAAATCCGTCGACCCGGACCTGCTCGGAACCTACCGGATAATGAACATGACTGACACAAACAGCTTGGAGTTGATTCTGGAAACCCAAGAAACGTTTAACGGGGTGCTTATCTGGCACGACGACGAACGCCGCATCTCCATCGTGAAAGCAGAGGGTTTAGGGCAGTACAAAGGATTGGCGGTCGATTACGGCAGGTTGCTTGAAAACGTCTCCTTGAAACGGGAAGCCAGAAACTTGGTCACCCGCCTCTACATCGAAGGCAGTGATGGGCTATCCATTCAAAACTTCAACCCGACAGGACAACCGTTTATTGAGGATTACAGCTACTACCTATTTCCCTTTGAGCGGGACGCCGACAAAAACGTTCTAAAGAAAAGCCATTTCATGTCAGACGCCTTGTGTCATGCCCTGCTTGACCAGAAAGCGTTGATACTGTCAAAGGCGGACCAGATTCGAACGCTTGTCAATGAGACGGCGGACATTCGGGCAAGTATTGTCACTTCCGAATCGACGCTTATGTCGTTGCAGTTGGAGCTTGACAGCATCTTGAACTTGCTTGACTTGGCAAAGGCAACAGGTGACTCCGCCCTGATTGCACAGCGGACCAGTGAACGCGATGCAAAACAGGCGGAAGTGGACAGCGAGGAAGCAAACCTTGTCAGCCTCCGCACCGCACTTGCGGATAAAGAAGCGGAACTGCAAGCTCTTTACGATTCCATCAATCAGGAAAGCAATTTCACCCAAGCACTCATCGATGAGTTGAAGTTCTACACCATCGAGAAAGAATGGAAAGATGACCGATACATAGATGAGCAGGACCTGTATGAAGCAGGGCTTCGGAAATTCGACGAATACAAGATTCCAAGCATCGCCCTGAATATCGGACTTGTCAATTTCCTTGATATCGTCGAGGAAGAGTTTTACTGGGACAAGCTGATTATGGGCGACTTCATCAAAGTAAAGCATCCGCGTATGAACCTGAATTACTACGCCCGTATTATCGGGATTGAATATGATTTCGCAAGCGGTACCATCAACCTGATAATCGCCAACGCCTCGAAAGTGTTGGATGAAAGCGAGAAGCTGTCCGAGACCATCAAGGATTCCGCTACCGCATCGAGCATCTTGGCAAACAGCCTCTTCAAGTGGGACCGCATGAACGAGCAGATGAGCTTGGTCGAACAGATGATAAACGCCGAGTACGATGCAAACAAACGGAAGATTCTGGCGGGTATCAACAATTCCATCGAAATCGGAAAGCGTGGGCTGATTATCAGTTCGCCACAGTACCCAGA